TTATGCTGTAGGGTATAAGCTGCTTGACCATTAACTGCTGTAATAGAATCTAGCTTTTTATATGCTCCGATTTCTGGTTGTTTTCCTATGTATGGCATTAGCTTGCTATCTCCGTCCAAATTACTGTACTAGGCGAACCCGCTTGACTTGCATTATTACTTCTATTAATAGATAACGTCCCACTAGGATTAGTCTTTCCTTGACATTTAACTGGTATAGCTGAACCATCAGTATTTGTTATACTTGTCATTATTGTTGAGGGCATATAAGATAAATTATTCATAGAAGTACTGCTATAAAAAATATGTGTGGCAACAGGAGTAGTGCCTGTTGTTGATAAAAAATCTACACCATCTATTACCCATTTATAATAACAATAAGCATTACTTGGACTATCAAAATTTGCTACACCTTGTATAAGAACGATGCTATTTGTAGTTGATGGTGTAAAACTACCAAAGTCTAAATCATCTGCAAAAGAGCCTGCACTTGACCTTGTTGAGTTTTCTGTAATCTGTGTAATTTTATGGCTTAATACTTTACCACCTACACCACTTGCTAATGAATCTGATAATATTTTACTTAATGGCATAATCTATTCCTTTGGGTATTTATCCTTAATTGCTTTAATTGTTGCTTTCCATCCATCAATTCCATTGTGATATATATCATCTAATTGGTCTTTAATTGATGGGTATTCTCGTTCTCGCTTTTCTGCATATGTCAACTCTGGTGGAGTTGGATTAGCAAAAGAGCCATCACTTTGTTTTATTTGACCACATACTACATTATCAGATACTTCCACAAATCCATCTTCTTGGTAAGGTTGTTTCTGTACAACTATGTTATCAACTATTTTAACCCAAGCCATTATGCTACCTTCCATATTTTAGCCGAAGCAAATACTGATGCTTGACCATCTGTTATTCCACTACCATATCCAAATCCATTACCTTGAGTTCTTTGTGTCCACACCTGAATCTCAAAAACCTTTTGTGCTGATATAGTAAAACGACCATCAATATGAACTGAGCCACTAGCACTATCGCCTTGAGATACAAACATTGGATGACCAATTAAATCATAAGTGCTATCTGTTGTATTTCTTAAAACAATTTTAGATTCATTTGTTCTGTATAGAACAGTATTAGCACTTAAATAATATGTACCACTTGGTAAGGTTATTTGATTACTAGATAATGATGCTCCTGTTATCTCATTTGTTTTTACTGTATTATATGGGAGTTTTATAAAACTTCCTGATGTGGACCCCCCACCACCTGTTGCTGTAGCTTGCTGATTTACAACATGTAACAATGCACTTTCATATACACCAGAAATACTTGGAGTTGCAAAAGTATTATCACCTCGTAAAAATGTTGTAGAGTCTTTTGTTCCTGTTGCAGATAACTCTCCTGTACCCACACTACCACTCGCAGGATTTATTGTACCTACTGCTCTACCTAAATATACACAGTACATATCGTCTGAACTGCTTGTCGCTGCTGTGAGAGTTAATGTAGTACCAGATGCACTATAAGCATAGGTTGGCTCTTGTCTTACATTGTTTATAAATAAAGCTATGTCGTTTGCTGAACTAACACTTTCAGATAAGGTATAACTAGTAGTGGCACTTGTTGTAAAATCTTGTTTAGCCAGTGTCTGAAATGTTGTTGTAGGCACTGTACCTAAATAAGGCATTCTATGTTTGCTCCATGATTGATACTGACATGTCTAAAGCAGATCCTGCTGATGCTTGAGCTTTAACCACATCGGTTGTTTGTAATACTAACTTTTGACCACCAAAGACTTCTAATGTTGTATTTGCTGGTATATTTACTGATTTTAACAAAAAGATATTAGCATTTGTTTCTGTATCAGATGTATCTGAAACCAGTTGCACATCTGCTGTGATTGCATTACTTGTGATGTTACATAAAGACATCCCTAAAACAATCGTAGTAGTCGCACTGGGTACAGTGTAAATTGTGTCTAAAGAGCTGTTCGATACAGCAGCTTTAGTTTTTATTTTAAATGTGTTTGCCATGTTTTCTCCTTTAACCTAAAGCAATAGCCAATGCTGTAGCATCAGCAAGTGAAGTTTCACCATTGACACCTGCACTTCCTTGTGCACCAGTGTTACCAACTGGAATGCCAAGTGTGAAATTTAAAGTAGCAGCTTGAGTCGTTCCTGAGTTTGTAATAGCAACTGTAGCACTACTACCAGCACTCAGAGTGTTTGTCGTTACTGTTCCTACTGTTACAGTAGCTCCACTAGAGTCCACATAGTTTTTAGTAGCTGCATCTTGAGCTGCTGTTGGATCAGTAACATTTTTGATTCTTCTACTTGTTGCATCAAATTGATCGGTGCTGTCTTTTGTTAAAGCATCACTAGCAATATCAATAGACTCTTGAGCCATATTAAAAGCTTGAATACTATCGTTGTCTAAATCTGATTCCTTAAAGACAGAACCAGCAGCATAATCAACGAGTCTTGTAGATTGACTTGTAGCTCTTCTTATCTCAACTATTGCATCTTGAGCTGGAGCTGTAACAAACTGTATTTGATTAGAAGTGGGAAAACTGTAATGAGTTGTAATTGTTTGTGTAACCCCAGCTACCTTTACGACAACATCATCAGTTGATCGGTAACTAAAAGGTACACTGAATGTAGTGGTACTGTTATCGCCAGTATAACGATTTAAAGCAAAAGCCATAGTTTTTCCTTATTGTTGTTTATAATCTTTTAGGTCTATATCAAGAGGAGGAATAGTAGTTTCTTTCATATCCTCTTTTGTTTCCTCATACCATCTAAGCAATCCTATTAAATCACTTCCAGTCTGAGTTTGTTTTGTTGTTTTTGTTGCTTTTTTATTGGTTACAATTCTTGATAACACATCTTCTATTGCATCTTTTTTAATGTCTGCTAGTTCAGACCTAGTTTCAGTAATACCTTGTCCTCTAGCTTTTTCACTACCTATTGGAACTTTATTAGCAGCAATATCAAAAAGTAAATCAGTAAGACCATTATCTCTCATTTGTTGTACAACTAAATCCCAAAGATTAGCTTGTACTTCAACACTTCTTTTTAGAGTTTTGTCATATTGTCTTACTGTAACTTCAACTGTATTTAATCTTACACCAGGCAACATAGAAGACTCTGGTTTTAACTGAAAAGCAGTGCCAGCACCTTTAGCTGCATTTAAAAAATAATCATGTATTATTGCTTCTTTTTTATAAATTTGATCTATTCTTTTTTTGGTAACTTTTCTACCTTGCCTTTTTAAATCCTCTTCAATCTGTTTCTTGTATCTTTCTATTTTTTGTTTTTTAGGATAACCCAAAAACTCTAACCCAAAAGATGACTTCCAATCAACAATTTCTGCTGGTCTCCCTAAAAAAGTGTATGACTTAGAAAAGTTTGTAGCTCCTTGTCTTTTAAACATTGATTCAGCATACTCGTCAAAGTATTCTGGATCAGCTAACTCAGGGTCAAACAAATAAGAAATGTTTTTTATTTGTCCACCAAAAGGGATAAACTGTCGAGACATTTGGCTTAGTTTTTCAAACATAGCATCACCAAATTCATAGTCAGTATCATCAAGCTCGTCTAACATGTCACCAATAGTTTTTGCACCACCTAATAAATTCATATCTCTAAATGTTTTTACAATACCTAAAAAGGTTGCATGCACTTTTTCATCAAGTAATTGATATTCTTCTTCAACATTTACAAACTCGCCCTGTTCTCTTTTTAATTCAATATCAACTTGGTACTGCATTATGTTCCAAAGCATTCTTAAAGGAGCACCAAAAGGATCAAACAAAGCTATGTTTCTTGGTTTTCCATTTATTGTAATTGTATAAGGGTCATCTTGCTCTGGGTTTTGTGCTTGTTGTTTTTGATTAACCCAGTTAAAAGGAGCACCTTGAGCTTCCCCTTTTATAAATTTCATCATGCCATAAGCAATTACCATTTGGGATAAATTTAGTTCTGTCATAGCTCTAGCTTGTCTAACAGTTCCATTTTCACCTCTTAAATCTTTTGCAAACCTTGGAGCAAAAAACTGCAAGCCTGGAGCTAGTCTTGTAGAAAATTCTGCAAGTCTTATAGGGGTTCTAAAGAATATTTGTCCTATAACTCTAAACAAAGGATGTCGAGCAACTAAACCCTCGTAGTATTTAGCAATGGCACTTATGTTGTATTTACCAACTTTACCATCACCACCTTTTCCAGAAAAGTTTCTTTTAAACAACATATCTAGTATTTGTACTAATGCATCGTTGTCTGTAGCAGTAAGAAGATCTTTATCGTTCTTTGATAGTTCATTTGTAACCCAATCTTTTAAAGCTTTTCCCTCAAGACCTCTGTTTTTACCATCAGCCAGAACAGCTCTTAATGAGTCCATAGAAAATGAATATGCACCTTTTATCTGCTTATCTACTTTTTCAGCTATAAAATCATTTAACTCTTTACCTTTTAGACCTTTAGAAGCTCCCTCAATAGTTGCTTCTTCTGTATATTTTCCTTTAATGATACCTCTGTAAAAAGATGTTTCATAAAAACTATCGGTTGCTAATAGCAATCTGTTAAATATCCTTATCTGACCTATACTTGGTATTTTACCTTTTATACCTTTTTTAAGCATTGGTGGCATTTCTAAATACTTATCAGAAGTTCCTGACAGAATAGATTTTTCATATCTAAATGCTAACCTTGCATTTTTTAAAGCTTGTGCAAAAACTTCAGCTTGACCTGAGTAAGTTGCCACCATACCTCTAAATTTTATAGGATCAAAACCAGAAGAAACATAATTAGCAACTGGTTTTATAAAGTAGGTAGCAATAGATGGAATAATATTTCGCACTGTAGAAGCTAAACTTAAAACATTTGATATTGTAGACTCGCCTAAAAATCTTTCTATTTTATAAAAGAAACCTGGCTTGCCATACTTTTCATCCATGTGTTTTTGTATTAAAGCTTCTCTTTCTATTAGCTTGTCAGAAACTAAACTGTAATCTTGTTTTCTTCTTGCTTCCTCAATTTCACCAGCAACTTTTTGTATTTTATAAGTCAACTCTGCTTTTATAGCTTCACCAGATAATTCAGAAGAATACTTTAAAAGTCTATCTACTTCATCTGGGGTAGCTTCTTCTATATTTCTTATAGCTACTTCTCTTAAATCTTCTTTAGCTAATTCACCTTTAATATTAAAAGTTCTTCTAACTCCTAGTCCTCTACCTGATGCTTCACTAAGATGTCTTCGAGCTTCCTCTAAAGGAGCTAGTGCATCATATAAATTTTGACCAGTTTCTAAAAGATCAAGTCTATCCTGATAGTTTAATTTATCACCCTCATCACGATATATTTTAGATATCTTAGAATTTAATTTTATAATATTGGTTACTTCATTATCAATCAATTTAGCTAAAGCCTGTTCTTGACCAGAAGTAAATTCTGTATGAAATAAAGTTTGACCAATCTCAGGATCTTTTAAACCTAAATTAGTTAATCGATTGTTGAATATCTTAACAGCTTCACCAAGTATCTTGTAATTTTGTTTGTTGTCTAAAACACCTACTGGATCTTTACCAATCTTTTGTTTGAAATCATCAATAAAATCTGTAAGATCTTTTACAGCACCATTTCCATCAAATGCAGTCTCTAACTCAGCTCTTAACTCTGGATCAAGATCAACCATCTTGTCTTCGTCTAAAGTTGGTCGTGTTTGTGGTTTAGGTTTAGCTGGATAAACTAAACTTTTAATTTTTCTATAACCAAGCTCTGCACCTTTAAACGTGCCATAAGCCATTCCACCAAAAGCAACATTTAAACCTGCACCTTTTGCAGCTCCACTTAATATTTCTGATGTGTCATAACTATCTTTTATAGTTCCATCTTCATTTAAAGCTTCTCCAGCAATTCTTACAGCTTGTCTTGAAGTGTTATCAACTGCACCCATCGCAGCTCCTTGAATTGCCAAGCTTGTACCAGTTGTTAATACAGACCTTATTTTAGCTTTTATACCTTGTCGAGCAGCTTGCTTTCCAAAAAACCCAGCACCTAATGTTCCAAAAGAAATAAGGTTTGTAGGATCAGATAGTGTTCCTTTAAGAAATCTACCAGTACCAGAACCAGTAAAATTATCTAAACTATCGTAAGCATCCATAGCATATAAAAAAGCTTGTTTTTGTTCCTCTGATCCTTTACCAATAGCTGTTGCTGTTACAGCCATGCTCGTGAGGTTGTAATTAAATAAACCCATGTGGTCTAAACCCCACTTTGCTATATCTTCGTCAGACTGATAATTTCTACTGTCTCTGTTCTTTTTTCCAAAAGCTCTTTCAAATAAAATTTTAGAAGCTTTAACAAACTGAGGGTCGTTTATTAATGTTTCATCAGTTATAGAAGTTCCCTCTGGCTTTTGATAATAATCAAACTTTCTTTCTTCTGCCATTATTCTTTAAATAAATCAGGATTAGCTTTTATAAATTCTATAAGCTGTTTTCTTGTTGTGGGGTCTTGAGTTATATCTCTAAAGTTTGGTATATCTACCTCACCCTCATCATATAATTGTTTAATTCTTTCAACATTAAATAATACTGGATACTGTTGTTTTAACTCAGTTTGTACTTTTTCAAAAATACTTTTAGATGCTTCTCTTAGATCAGCATCAAGAACTGATTGTTTATTTCTTATCGCTTCTGAAATAAATTCAAACATGTATTCATCATATCTATTTTCTGCAAATCTAAGAGGGTCATCATTATTTAGAGCAGCAAGAAATCTACCACCAGTTCTTTCCCTGAACCCAATGTCTGATTGTATTAGCTCTATTTGATTTTGCACTCTTGCTTTTAAATTTTCTTTTTCTGCATTTGCTACTTCTCTTTCAACAAAAGAATAAGCATTTGCATATTGATCTATATTAGAAATCAAATCTAATTTATCAGTTTCCGATAAACGTGGGTCTTTTGCGATGGCATCTAACTCTTTATCTAATTGTTGAGTAGGGTTTTCATCACCTATACCTATTATCCTAATTCTTTTTAAATAATCATTTTTTGTGATTTTTGATGTGTTGGGATTAGCTCCTTTACTTTGTAAAGTGCGAAAGTTATCAAAGGTATCTGTTTTATATACATTTCCATTTTCTGTTTTACTAAACAAAAAATCTCTTGGAGGGGAGGTAAGAATCTTTTCTAATTTTTTAGGATCTCCAGCAGCTTCAAAAAAATCTTTTAATTTCTTTTGTTTTTGTTGAAATAAAGATTGCTCTTCATCATTTTGAGCAGCTCTTAAGTTAGCAGCAGTAATATTAATTAGATCTCCTTTTAATTTTGCTAATTTTAATTCTGTTGCTTGATCTCCTCTCATATCTTCTGGAATACTTTTTACAACTTCCTCGTAAATTTCTTTTGCAGTTTTTCCAGGTCGTGCTGATTTTAAATCATCTACAGGTTTATTTGCTTGAAGAAGTGCTCTAGTAGTTAATTGGTCTACAAACAATTCTTTTCTAGTTGATTGGTTTAACCCTGTATCTTTAAATGTAGACTCAAACACCTTTATATCAAAAGTTGTTTTGTTCTGAAAAGCATCTTCCATTGCATCATTAAGTTTTGATGAATAGCTTTCTTTTAAAGTTTCTAAATGTTCTTTAGCTCCCTCTTGTTGTAGTTGATACTCAAACTGATTAAACACACTGTTTAAACCCTCTAATGCACCAGCTCCAAAAAATGGTCTATCTTTTATCTCTTCACTAAGCTGTTGTTTTTTCTGTTCATAGAATAATCTTCTAGCATCACTATCATATCTAAGGTTTTCATCAGCTAGTAATTCATCCATCATGTTTCTAGCCTGTTCAGTAGCATATCTTTTACCTACTGCTTCAGTTATTCTACTTTTTATAATACTAGATTTATCTGGAAACAATTCACCAACTGCAACCTTATCAGCTAAACCAGCCTCTTTGTCTTTCATAAACTGATCAGCATAAAAATCAACTAGTCTTAAATCTTCTTCTTCTTTTCTCTTTCTAATATCTTCTGCAACTTCAGCAGCTACACCTAAAGCTTCTGCTAACTGACCAGCTCCTGTGCCAGCTTGTTGAGTACCTCCTCCAGCAAAAGCATCTATAGGTCTTGCTTGAGGTTGTAGTCCTGGTTGTCTTAAGTTACCAACTGGTTTATTTTTTG